CGTAAAAGAACTATCGTCAGAGCCATACGGTCTGCTGCTGTCGCCTACCCTAGTACGATTATTCATTCGTACTGCGCGGGCGGGCAGCTGACCACCACTTCGACCGTTCCGGCTCGAAGTGCGGTTAATACATCGGAGGTTGTTGAGCGTATAGACGACTCAACCCTACGTACACTGGTTAGTAAACCGGTAGAGCACCGGAAGCAAACTACCATTATAGATAATGGTGTTATTGCTGGTGCCCACCCGGGGAACTACAGCGGTATAGGGACCTATGTAGCACAGTCTGCGACATTCAATATCGAGAGATCGAATTGGATTGCCGATTGGATTGCGTTACCTACCTTGCAAGGCTGGGATGTCCAAACATGGACGTCGCCCCGCATTGCACCGCCCCGATGGACGATTGTGCCTGCTACCCCAACAGAAGAGTCCATTCTCAAAGAGGACGTCTTCGAAAAGGCAGCACAGATGAAAGCCGATTTGCTTCTGAATCTTTTGGAAGCGAATAGGCTTTGGCCAACCATAACTGATCTTGCCCAAGCATTGCCACGATTGGCAATATACTTTGGCTCGAGAAGGAAACAGTTGGCCGTTGGATCATCTGCTTACCTAGCCTGGAAGTTCGGCCTCAAGCCGTTCCTTTCAGATCTAGATAAGGCACACCAAAGCCTCAGGTCTATAAAAAGAGACCTGGAGCGATGGCAGAAGAGGCTTACGATGCGGTTTACCCGATCGAAGCTTCTAACTTGTAGCACGGAACCTGAGACCGTCGCGTATGCCACCATTGGCAACGGCGGAATCGACCTCAGGTACCAGTATCGCCATGTGGCGTTACCTACCGTTCGCTACGTTCTGCTGACCAGACCGAAGGACAGATATTTCGATCTATTGAAACAGATCGACTTCTTCTTAAAGCGGTTTGGCAGTACACCGGTTAACCTCGCCTGGGAGATGGTTCCCTTCTCCTTCGTGTGGGACTGGTTCGTCGATATGAGAGGAGTGTGCAGGACCTTCGACACTCTATTCGGCACCTTGCCGTATGAGGTCGTTGGCCTGACCCGCTCCTTATCGTATAAGCTCGCTACCGATGTCGAATGGGATGAGAAGTCACCATGTTCTGGTGCTATTCTCAGCCAAACGCATCTATGCAGCATGCAGTACGATCACTACGAACGACAGCCTGTTTCTACGTCGGCACTAAAGCCGGCATGGAAACCACGTTTCGGAAAAAGTCAAGGCTTCATTTCTGCAGCCTTGATCCTTCAACAAATAACGAAGGCGAAACATGCCCGTGCGATTGGACGCTATCTGTAACTGCGATCCATCGACCCGTCACGAGTTCTCGTGGCAAATCAACAAAGCAATACACCATGAATGCCGATCTGACATTCAACACCATCGTGTTCAAGAAGTCCTTCGATACGGAGGATGGTTCTGAACGCCGACACGGCTAGGGGTATCAATACCCCCGACCTTCTCGTCATTCGTTCACAGGAATACGTCGATTCGAAGACAAAGGTCCCCGGTCGTCGGTATACTGTGCGCGTGGACAGGACTACGATTGACGCGAACCTGGTGGCCATTACGACCTCCATGTACACTGTCATCGCGGTTCCATCCACCGCTTTGCAGGCTGATGTCGACAACGTCGTCACCACCTTCAAAGCAGCGATTGCGGATGCAAACCTCGTCGCCAACGTTCTGAACAACGAGAAGTAATTCTCGCCAGTAGGAACGCCGACAGGCCAACTATGCATCGCTGACGATATGGATCGTTGGTGATGCTCTTACAGAGCAGGTTAAAGCTATTGCCTCTATATGCAAGATATATATCACACATACGTAAGCCTGCTAGCTGATATTGCTAGACTATCTGGGTACTCTGAAATACGAGGACTTAGTGTGTCGAAACAATGGTGTCTACTTGACGCCCCTCAGCTAGAGAAGACGGTTCTTCGTCACTTGGAACTGTTGGGTGATGGGCGGTTGGCCCACCTCAACGGAAATCCTAGTGGTACATCCCGTCGGTGCTTGTATTGCGATAGCGCATGCAAGCCTGATAGATGTAGCTTGGTCTGTGGATGCACTTGTCTCCGAAAAACGGAGGCAGATGTTACACGGATTACGCCTGAACCCCTGAAGCGACTGGTAGCCGCATCTCTGAGAAGAGATGCTACAAAGCTACGTCTGTTGCGACAGGTTCTTCTGTTCTGTCATAAGGCACTCATCACACATGACACGAAGACAACAGCTGCAGCAATCGAAAGATATGCTACAGTCCAAACCGAAGTGGAAGCTTTTGCTAGTGGCCTTAGAGGCTCTAGTCCGCTTCTTCTTCACGAAGTAACCCGCGAAGTTCGGAGTGTCCTATTCCGTGGTCAATGGGGTAATATTATCCCTGGCCACGGCCCAGGCGCGTCTACAACACCTAAGTACCGGTGGAAACACTGGTATGAGAGTATTGAGCGCGTCTTTCCGTACAGCGACTATATGACTCTCTATCATAATAGAGATCATCTTGGTCAACTGCCGGATGAGGTAGAGGGCATTCCGATAGAGGCTAAGCTTCACTGCGTCCCTAAAGACGTAAAAGGCCCACGCCTAATCGCCGTTCACCCTGCCGAAGCCATATGGATACAGCAGGGGTTGCGTCGTGAATTGGAGAGAGTTATATCTCTCCAACGGGATCGACGTCAAGGTCGGGTGTGGCCTCACGGTCACATCTTCTTTGACGATCAGTCTGTTAACGGTAAGATTGCACTCCTCAGTTCGACGTCGCTTTCGTATGCGACGATTGATATGAAGGATGCATCAGATCGTTTATCGGAATCGCTTATAGCTGAGCTTTTTGGCCCATACTATAAGTATTTCGAGTGTTGTCGTGCCCAAACTATTCGACTTCCTTCAGGAAAGATCCTGAAGTTATCGAGCTATGCTCCGATGGGGAATGCAACTGTGTTTCCCGTACAGAGCTTAGTATTTTGGGCGATATGTGTGGCGACGCTACGCTGTCACTGCAGGGCTCGGAGCCCTGGTGCTGCGTATGTCTTCGGAGATGACATTCTGGTTCCGACGAAGTATGTCTACGATATATGTCGTAGCTTACAATCGTTTGGACTAGTGGTGAACGATGTAAAGTCGTTCGCTACGGGTCACTTCCGCGAAAGTTGTGGTGTCGACGCGTTTTATGGCGTCGACGTCACTCCAATACGCTGGAAGGCTGAAGAATGTCCGAAGAGTCTAGTAGCACTACAAGCCTTGTCAGACATGGCAATGCGTTTACGCATTGCTGGATATGACGAGGCCGCTTGTACGACGTACTCTATACTGTGGAAGAGGTTTTGGCAATTGACCGGGAAGACATTGTTCTTTACGAACAATGTCAACCACGGTGGTATTGCCGAGTACTCTCCGAGGCTATCACTGGCCATGCAAGATGCCGTATGGCATAAGGCATATCAGTGGTACTTCACTCCGGTATGGATCCCCAAGACCATGGCGCTTTCGCGCCCTGGTTGTGATTGGAATCACGTTCTTGAGTCGCTTTGCTCACTCGAGCGAAGCGGTCGTGCAAATGTGCAACTACGACCTTTTGCAGAAAAGGTTGTGCTGACAACTGCATGGACTAGGGTGGAGTAATTCATCCTACTGGGATCGCCCCGCAAGGGGCGTTCTGAGGACTGCCAACTCAACGAAAGAAAG